GGTTTAAATACTTCTTTGATCTTTTTCCAGATATCTTCAAACCAATCCTTGATAGTGTTCCATTTTTCTTCAATGGTCCTTTTTACACTGTCCCAGATTTCGGAAAGCTTGTCTCTGATTGCTTCAAAAATGGATGTCGCAAGAGCTTTGATTGCATTCCATAGGTTAGATGCAAATGCCTTGATCTGGTTCCACTTAGTTTCCCAAGCTGTTTTTATCAGTTCAAGCGTACTGGATATGAACACCTTAACCGCATCGATGGCATTATTTATTGTCTTTTTAATTGCTTCCCAGGCTTCGGCTGCAAACTTTTTGACTTCATCCCAATGCTGATACAGAAGAACTCCAGCCGTAATCAGCGCTGTTATAGCAATGATAACAAAACCGATCGGACTGGTAAGGAATGCAATAGCAGCTCCTAACGCAGTTGTAACCGTCGTTGCGATCGCACATACAGCATTCCAAGCCACTGTAGCTGCAGTCATGGCAATCTGAGCTGCGGTATCTGCTATCTTTGCTGCTGTATTGATAACAAACTGGGCCGCCTGCTGCACCAGTGCCGCTGTCCCTTGCGCCAGGTTTACTACAAAATCTTTGGCATACATAGCAACAATAGCGGCTGTCTCCAGCTTATCTGCTATAAGCGCTGCTGTATGTGTTGCAATAGCAGCCGCATTTGCTACAAAACCAGCTACCATTCCAGAAAGCATTGATACGACGCCACCAGCATTAATGATGAATTCACCAAGTTTTACAACTTCCCATGCCCCAAAGAAAGCAGCAACAACTCCAATAGCTCCGTCAAAGCGTGTCTGAGTTTCTGTTATCCAGTCCACAACTGAGGATATCGCTTCTGTAAATGCATCAAATACTGGCTTTGCAACAGTATCATAAGCTGTATTCAGGCCATCCCATATCTTATCAATTAATTCTTTCAGCTTATCAAATATAGGCTGCAGTTCGTCTAATAGCCCCTGTATCCGTTCTTTGATCTGACCAGCATTATCGGTTATAGGCTTTGTTATAACCTGCATCAGATCCCGGACAAATTTACTGCCTAATTTTGTAACTCCCATAAAGGAACTACTGAAAATACCTATTATATCAGCTGTGATCTGTTTCGCTGAGTCACTGCGAAATACAGTAAAGATCCCTGCAATGGAACTTGTGAAATTTCCAACTAATGTCGCAATCTCACCGCCAATATTAAACATCTGGACCAGATAGTCTTTAATGCGGCCTTTATTCTGTTCCAGGTACCTGCTAATACCGCCCAGAAGGTTATCTGCGATCGTTGCACCGATACTTGCTATAGAACCTGTAACTTGTCCTAAGGACTGGGCCAGTGTATTGGCAAAACCTAAAGCCGCTGTCTGCACATCAGAATCAGTAAAAATATTCCCAAGGCTGTCTTTTATGGACTGGATGCTGTTCTGGATCGAATCAAATACAGATGTATCACCAAAAGCATCCCAAAAACCACTTGTAAAAGAGTCTTTTAACTGGTTCAGCAGATCAGCTATCTTCTGCAGCTTACCACTAACTACATCTTCCTGTTCCGGAAGCGTTCCCATATCAAAGGTATCTGCATTATAGCCTCCTGCTCCACTACCGCCAGATCCGCTTCCGCTATCTGAACCACTATCCGGGTTTAAGATATTAAGCTCATCAATACCAGTGGTAGCCGTTTTGATATCCTTAGCAGCTTTCTTTGCAGCATTCCCAGCACCGGAAGCAGCCGTTCCAGCTTTATCTGCTGCGACAGCTACAGCTTCCATACCAGCTGCAGTTGCGGATGCTCCTGAATCTTTACCACCAGACATCAAGGCAAAAAAGGCTTTAAACGCATTCGCCAGGCTGAGTATTTTACCAATGACTGCGTTGATCACCTGGATGACCGGGGATAATGCAGCTATAAGCCCCTGTCCTATGGTTGCCTTTAAGCTGTCAAACTGCAGCTGTAAGATACGGACCTGGTTCGCCCAGCCAGTGGATGTCCTGGAGAAGTCACCTGCTGCCGTTGTCAGCTGATCCTGTACAAACTTATACCGCAGGGCAACCTTTTCCATTTCCGACATCTTTGCTGTAGTCTTTCCGAAGCCATTTGCCATAGCATAGCTGTCAAGAGCCGTCTGGGTCATAACAATGCCCAGGTCTTTCAGGCTTTCTGTTTCACCAGTGAATACAGACTTTAACTTCGTATATGCCTCATCCTGACTGATGTTGTAGAAAGATGCCACATCTCCGGCAAGACCAGTAAGAGTTGTGGACATGTCATATGCAGCTTTCTCACTGAAGCCAAATGCCTTTGCCATAGCTCCAAAAGTACCGGTAAACCGCTTTGCCATGGTCTCAGACAATCCAAACTGAGTGGCTGCATTCTGGGCAAACTTATCTACCTGTTTGCTCATCTGGGAAAATGTAACATCAACTACGTTCTGGACTTCTGCCAGATCAGAGCCTAATTCTATACAGGACTTTCCAAAGTCAAATACTTTTTTGACTGCAAAAGCAGCTGCAAGTGCTTTGCCAGCTTTTTTTGCCAGATTCTGTATCCCCAGCATCTGACTGTCAAACTCATTCTTATTTACTACCAGATCAAGCCCGATCTGGCCTACGCTGTCTGCTGCCATATATGTCACCTGCCCTTTTCGTTAAGACAGGCACATCGGCACAGCGTCTTAGATCTTTAACTCAAATATTTTCCTGCATTCCTTATTTTTACATTTAAAAAAGATGCCCTTGCATTTGGCATCTTCTGACTTCATTGCATTGACCGGATACCCGCAATACGGGCACCGGACTTTTTCATGCTTTACTTTTTCAATTTCAACCACCTCCGCATAATGCAGCAAACATCCTTTCCAGACCTTCCATTTCCCTGTCATAAGCCTCCGGAGTCATCTGCTCCATCTGATGTTTACGCCAGCTGTCATGGATTCTTCGCTGATCAGTGGTAAAATGTTTGATCACATTATCATCTGTTTCAGAACGTATCGCTACCACCCGGCCCAGGGGAGTTTCCGGTCCAAGTCCGGCCAGCAGGGAACGGAACTCATCCCAGCTGACCGTTTCAAACTCTTTCGTCCTTATACGCAACCCGTACTGCGTCATGAAACTGGAAATGATCAGGTCCCAGTCTTCAAACAGGTCGTAGTACGGGTCAGCGCTCTCCCTGGCCTGTGATATCTCCTGTGATCAGCTTTATGGCCTCCTGAATGACAGTCATCCAATCTGGAACCAGCAGTTTCAACGAATCAATTACCTTTCTGGATTTTTCTGGAAATACCAGTTCGTATAATTCATTCATATTTTCTTCTGAAGTTCCACCATTTCTTGTAACATTAATTACTTTCATCATGGTAGGAGCATCTGCATTTACCTCCAGTTTTTCTCCATTGATCATCAGGCATGGATTCCCATCAAATGTAAGCTTATCTGTAATATCTACTACTTTTGCCATTGCTCATTGTCTCCTTTTACGCTGCCACTACCGGTGTATAGGTTGGTTTTCCATAACAGGTAACCTCAAACTCCAGGGCATCGATATTCGTTGTATCACCGCCTCCTGGGGTAGTCACATTTACTACTACATCACAAGCCAGCTTAGCCCCGGATGTCATGGTCCACTCAAACTTGGTCATTACATCCTGGCCAAATTTCCATGCAAGGCCTGCGATATAATCATTTCCGGCATCACCTACGGAACGCTTTCCCTTAAAAGCAAAGCTGAGTTTTTTGCCAGTCATAGCAGATTTGGCCCAGCCTTCTGCGTCCATGGCATACCATTCTTCTGTGGTACCGTCAATGGTTGGCGCAAAGTTCTCCAGATCCGCAGGCATTACCATATCGCCGTCCACGCTGTCCATACCCTTTGTACCAAATTTAAACACGTTATTGTGTACAGGATATACTTTTCCTCCTACTTCACTCATTACACATTCCTCACTTTCTCTGATAGATAAGATCCAGCCAGATCACATATTCATACACCCCATTATCATCCGTTCCTACGTCCTGAGGTTCAGGAACCATTAAACGCAGATAATTAATGTGGGTATCTCCTATGTCCAGACTGGATATGCTTCTAAGTTTCTCAAATAGTTGATAAGCAGCTTCTTCACTTTCCGGTTTGTCCCTGTTCCAATGGACCAGAAGAGAGAGCGGCTTTGTATCATAGGTAGTGTATTCCAGGCCACCTAAAGCAATATTGGGTGGTCCGGATCCACTTCGGTTATAAATACCTATGGATTTCTGCTGTTTATTATCCAGCTTACCGATATAAACATGGCTCTCTTCTGCAATTCCAAGAGAAATGATCCAATCTTGTATGTCCGTTAACCGCAGCATCATACACCACCCGCCTTTTTATAAAACTTCTTAAAGGCTTCCCTGCAAAAACCGGAGCTGACACCTCCCGGAAGCCATGGCTCAAGCCATTTACCGCCTGCAAAAGGATTTTCATACTTCTGGAACTGATATTCCGGATGGTAATACAGCCGCCTTGCATAAGGTGTGCTGGATACCAGGCTTACTTTTCCGTTAGAAGCTTCACTGGTGTCCACAAAGGTACTTTCATTCTGCAGGTTGCCAGTATCAAACGGCATGACCTGTGCCTGTACCACTTCCGTATGCAGCGCTTCCGCCGTCTGCTCCAAAGCAACTACTGCTGCACGGGTCAGCTGGTTGATACGGGGCATGTTCAGCTTTATAGTTGACTTTACCTGCATCAGATCACCTCCAGACTGCAGTAATTTACCGTACCATCCGGATTCCTGTTCTTGCATCCCTGCTCGATCCGGCGTTCTTCACCAAATACCGTTACTGTTCCGCCACTTAAAGATGGCATATCCGGTGCAATGTCTCCCGTAAAAAGCGCTGTACCAGTGATCTGTACCAGCTTCTTTTCCGCTGTCAGAATGGTCTTGGCTTTATCCTGGAAGTTGCACATCAGATCTGCATCCAGGCTGTACTTCGGCCTTCCCTTATTATCCAGTTCTTCCGATTCCAGGTGGACATGCACAGGCGTCTTACAGAGCCTTTTAGGTACTAAACATGGATATTTCATAGTCTCACCTCGCTAAACGGCAGCAAAGGCCCGTCTGGCACAGCATAGCGTATACATCCCGCTTCATGGCAACGCCTTTATCTGTAAACACGTTCCAGGAATTACCAAACTGCATGGACACACCATTGATGCTGTAGCTCTGCAAAACCGTGTTGATCTCATCTGCATTTTCTGTCTCAAAATCAGCCTGTTGGCAGACCACTTCCCGGATCAGGTCCTGCTGGAATGCTGTCAGGTTAGAAAATCCCTGACCTACGATACGGTTGTAAGTCAGGGAATCAATGTGGTGGCTGGCCTGGCGGAGAGCCTTTTTAAGCTCATCCGTTGGCACAGCACTGCCTTCATATTCGGTCTGGTAATATTCCGGTGTTACATACGGCTCATAAGCCATAAGACCACCTCCGATCAGGCTCCGGTATACTCTGTAGTATCCACATCTACGTAGATGCTGTCTACCTTACCATCACGTCCATTCGGGAATACAAACACATCAGACAGCGAACGGTTCTGATACAGGTATCCGTCACCCTCTGTATGTGCTCCTGGTTCAAAGTAGTAGATGCTGGAGATCTTCGGAACGATCTTGCAGGTCTGACCGCACGCTACCAGAACATTGATCCTGTGCGCTCCTGTTACAGCAGCTACATGGTTTTCGGTATCCTCTGTCACCTTTTTCAGTGGTGCAAAACCGCCGTTCTCCGGCTCCCAGTCAAAGGCGTCATAGAAACGCTCATCATCCACTACTTCCATAATCGGCACGCCGTCAATGTCGGTTACACGGGTCTCAATTCCCATGCCGCCCTCTGCGACCTGGGTCATCTCGATCTTACGTGTAAATTCGGTAGACTGCTCCAATGCATCCATAATGGCACTGGATACATACATCATCAAAGTACCATTTGCTTTGTATCTTCTCAGCTTGCCCTTTGCCAGGATATCCTTCAGCATTCCGAATACTTTTGCCTTGGTATAGGTAGCAGCTGCTGTAGCACTATGGTATCCCTCTGCCTTCTGTGCTGCCTGTGCTACCTTTGCAAAGAACAGCGCATCTGTTTCCGGAACGACCTGGGTCTGCTCAAAGGTGCGGGAAATGTTCTGGATGGATGCAGTCGCATTGGTCTCATCCACATCTGCCTTATCCACCAGGAAAGAAATGTCACGGTCATGGGTAAGGGTAAACGGTACATCCTTCTGGGTATAATCGCCCTTATTCCAGCCGCCATTTCTGTTGTGATTTTTATATCCGGAAGTGGACATCTGGGTAAAGTGGAATGTCTTGGCATCTAACCACTTTACGTTACTTGTTACAAAGGGAGAAGTTAAAGTCCCCTGCATGAGGATCTCTAATAATTCAGGCTCCCATACCTGTGCATAGTTTAAATTTGGCATATGATCACCTTGTCCTTTCTTAAATCATTTGTTAGTTGTTCCAACGGTTCCAGCGTTTAGCCGGGACACCTGTCTGCTGGGTCTGTGTTGCCTGCTGTGCCTGCCCCGCACCGGCATTTCCGCTTGCAGCTCCTACCTGTACAAAACCAGTAGTACCCGCAGCCTGTGGCTTCAATCCCGGAACGTTTTCCAGGACTTTATTCAGGGCTGCTTTTAAATTTTCTTCATTGACCTTTCCATCCTGTCCTACTGCCTGGCTGAGATCTGCCATTTTGAGGATGTATGGGATTGTCTTGGCATCAATACCCAGGCTTACTGCAGCAAGTATAGCAGCGTTCTGGATCTGTGCCTGTTTAGCTGCCTCCTGTGCCTGTGTCAGCTGGGTCTGCATGGCTCCCACATCTGGAGTATTGGCGGCTTTCTGCTGCTTAAAAGCTGCGATCGCCTGCTCTACTTCCTGTTGGGAAAGTCCCTGCTGCTTAAAATAAGCTTTCAAGGCGGTATCTTCCTTAGCTGCCAAAGTGCCGTCAAGCATCTGCTGAATCTTTCCATAGTCAATCGCCGGAGCTGCTCCCTGCTGATTGCTCTGATTCTGCTGTGCTGTCGGTGTCTGCGCTTGGGCTGTACCTGCCGCCTGTTGTGTCTGCTGTCCCTGGTTCTGATTTGTTTCTGCCATGTTAATAGTCTCCTTTCCATTTTGGGAGTGTCACTCCTGTTACTGATCCATTTCCATCGGTGTCACCGGCCGCGCAGAGTTTAATGCCATACTCGCGTTTGGGCATAAAAATAACACCCAAGACTTGCCTGCGTGCCTACTGCTCAATCTTATTACATTTGGTACAACGTCTTACATAACCGCCCTACGGACCGGAAGCCCGGCTCCAATGTTTTCGGTAGTGGTGGCAGCACTCTTTCTTTTTGAAAAACCTCTGCCTGATCCATGATAAAAGCCCCATAAGATCACCTTCTTTCATTTGCGACGTCGCAATTTATAGATTTATTTAATTTCAATATCCGGAATTAACCTTTCAGGATAAAATACCAATTCATAATGATACTTGTCTGTTCCTTTCGGCTCTGTCTGCTCCATTACATAACAGGTCCAGTCATTCAGGTAAATGTAATCCTTATAATACTGATCATCACCTGTTTTAATGGTAACTACCAGCTCATTTGAACTATTGTTGCCAAGCGCCATATAACCTTCGGCCTGAAGCATAACAGTATCCGTTCTTGCATTAGTAACTGTAATTCTGCGATAAATATTAAATTCATTCGCATCTTTTGATAAGTTGTGGTTTACTGTGTGTGCTGTTGAGCACCCCGTTATTCCAAGCATCACAGATAACGCCACTCCAAATGCTAAAATCTTCTTCATCTTCTTATCCTATCTTTCCTAAAAATGAGTACAAAAATACCACCGGCCTACTGACTGGTGGTATTTACTGACCTTGTTCCCAAGCCCAATTCTTCACTTTTTTAAACGCTTCTACAGCTTCCTGTGGAACACCTTCAAGCTCGCCATCATGAATACATTTTGCATACGGCTTATAAGTTTCCATCGCCTTTTGAATCTCCTCCGGATACTTGCGAATTACCATGTTTCTTCCCTCTTCGATGTTTTACCATATATTCAGCTTCAACTTCATCATACCTATCAATCCAGAACATTTGATCTGCGTAACTACTTATGTCGCTTACATTGTACTCCGTGATACCTGCTCTGTCAATTGTCTTCTTTGCTTCTTTACAAGCATTCTCTATATACTTACCATAGTTTTCTCTTGTAATTTCACCGTATCGTTTTCTAAAATTTTCAGCCTGCTTCATATGCCACATCTCATGAAATTCAACATTTCCTTGATCTTTAATCACTTTACTGTCTGCAATCTGAGGGATATAGAAAACTACATTTTGTATGGCGTCATACTTCCCATACGCTGTAGGCATTTCATCTGGCGAAACTATAATAATTTTAGGCCTTCTCTCCAGCGAAACTTCCCACTCTTTTAAAGCCTGCTCCGTTCTCTGATTCAATGTATGCAACGCACGAGGTTTTATATTCGTCTGATTGGAAATGTAAATCTCTGAATAGCTTTCAACTCGCTTAATGTTTATTTTCTGCTGCTGTTTAATAAATATTGTTGATGCTTCACCTCTGGTAACTGGTCTGTACGCCTGGTCTTTCCACTCTTCCGCTTTTATCTGGTATTCTTTTTGATTCTCCTTATCCAGCGAATACTCTGCCAGTCTCCCATACTTTTCCACCTGGCGCTCTGCATACTGTTGCCTGGCTTCCTGCTGGTTCTGAAGTCCAATCTCTTCCAAATCTTCTTTAGTCCAGGTATCATCTGCGGTAGAAATACCAGGGAAATATGTAGTATGGCTGTCCTTGCATCTTGGATGATAAAGCCCTTTGCTGATTGCATAACTCATCAGCGGATATTTCTTCCCAGTCTCCGGATCCACGCCGTCCTTGCTACCACCGCTCCACACATCATCGATCAGGACCTTACCAACAAAAGGAAGGCACTTAGGACACGGGTTTCCACGCTTGGCCATGATAACTGTTGTAACTCCCCACTCCTGACGTTTTTCGCCTTCTCCCTGCAGGTAAGCTCTTTTACTGGCTGTCCGGATCGCCATATCTGCATAGTCTGAAAGCGTATGTCTGGCACCGTTGGCATACTCCACGCAGTTAAGACCACGGGACAGCATATCTTTGGTAGCCATGTCCACAGCCTTTTCATAGGTCCCGGCACCTGTATTGGCATATACCTGGGCATTGAAGATCGCTTTTCGGTAATCATCGTTAGCCTTGCGAAGCACCGCTGTTTCCACTTTCTCCATATCGTCTCTGGTGGCTTTGATCAGCGCTTCCAGTTTACGGTCATTCAGCTTAAAAAACTCTGCCGTAGCTCCCGAGCCAGTTTTCTTAGCCCCCTTAAAGCCTTTCTTAATCGCCTGAAGTATACGCCTTTCCTGCTGCATACCGCCTTTTGACCGTGACATCCGGATCAGACTGTCAATCTGGTCATTAATACTTTTAAACTGCTTGCTGTATTTCTTCTGGTTACGGACTTTGTACTTTTCCAGAGCTTTCAGCTGCTCTGTCTGCCACATGGACCAGTTATAACCTTCTTTGGTTTCCTCTGCCCGATGCTGGTCCATATTCCGGATCATAGAAGCTATCAGCTCATCCTCTATCTTTTGGAAAGCTGCAGCAAGATTGTATTCATTATGTTGCACTCATCAGCGCCCCTTCTGCGGCATCCTGAGCCACCTCTTTTAGTATTGTTTTCCTGTTGGCATATACTTTATAGCCCTGTGCTTTAAGTGCTCTCATAAAGCTCTTAAACTGTGTTACGCTTTTACAATGATCACACCTCAACTCTGCATAGTCATTTTTCTCAATGGCATAAATTCCAAAAGGTACCTGCTCACTGGCTATTTCCAGCAGCCCCTGATACTCCTTCTGGCTCATTCGGTAAACCCGTTGCATTATTTTGACCTGCATCCCCATTACCTCCCAGATTGACGTCAAAAATACCGGCAGCCATATTGACTCCCGGTTCTTCTACTTCTGCAATACCCTGTTCTGCTTTCAGACGTGCTATTTCTTCCTGTTTCCACTGATCATCCCTGGAATCTCCATACAGTTCTTCCACCTGGGCTTCCACACTCATCAGTGCGACACCAGGCCTCGCTTTTGCCATTGTCTCAACCTGACTTTCAAAAGAAGGATTCGCGTACTCACCAAAGGGGATATCCACCTTAACATCTTCTACAGATTTTTTCATCAGGATGTTGTATGCATTAATGGCAGCACTGACCAGTTTCGGAAGCTTCTCCTGCAAGGCTTCCACGATAGCATTCCTGGTGTAAAGAGTTGTCTTTTCCTTCTCTCGCTGTGCTTCTGCATTATCCAGCTTCTTAACATCAATTCCCAGTGTACTTGGGCTGATGATTCCCTGCAGGCAGAGATCCAATGCGGTCACATAAGAGGCCAGATAACTGTCATGAGGGATTGTTGGCTGATCTGTCTGTATCTTATTTTCAGCCTTTTCTGACATGTCATTGTCACCAGCAAAAAAGCGGCAGTCAAAGGAATTAGCCTTGAGTGGTGCGCCGGTCTCTGGGTTTTTAGGAACCAGGCATTCAGGGATATATGTCTTAGCCCTTCCTGCTCTTAAAGCATCCATCCACTGGGACCATACCTCATCCAGCGCGTCGAAGCTGTCCAGTTTACCATCAAAGACTGATCCACCTCTGCCTTCATACTTCGCTGACTCGTATACGTTGATCGGTACTGCAAGGATCATCTGCTTATCAAATGAAACATCCTGAAGCGCTTCTGTTTCCCTAAGAAGGGCTTTATTCACAAGCGTATTGCCCTGATACAGTTCATTGGTTATATAACCATATCCGTATCTTTCATTTAATACATAAGTTTTTCCACCGCTTTTGTACGGCGTCTTAAAGATCACTTCCTGTATACGGTCACGTCTGCGTATGATCTCGATCCGTTCTCCCGGATACCATTCCAGGATAGGGAATTCACTTACCTGCGTATCAATAGTCACTTTAAATGCACCATCTCCGATACAAAGGATCTCTTTTAAGGCTTTTTCCATTTTCTTACGGAAATCATTTGCCTGTGCTATGCTTTCCCACAGCTGTTCCTGCTGGTCACTGTCAAAATCAAAATCATTCATATCCGCCATGGTAATAGCTGCCAGTGTGCGGACGATCAGCCCTGGAAGGCCTGTATGTACCTTACGCATTTCCAAACCAGGCGTACACTTACTTGCCCAGAACTTATATTGATCAGCACAATCACGCACTTCCCTGTACAGTTGCTCCAGCTCATTGCTGTCACCTCTGTACCAGATCCGGTTACGGATCGCACTTGTCTCAAAGTCTAATAATTCATTGATCTGTATGTTATATGGACTGGCTGGAATCACATTCAACCAGCTTCGTATCCCCCGCTTGATATTCTCGTTCATTTGTTCCAACCACCTCATTTCTTATCCTCCTCAAACCCGATCATGTTGCGATACGGTATCCAGCTATACTGTCCCGCATTGATCGTATGGTCATTTCTGTCTTCCGGCTTATCCTTGTCTTCTTCCCAACTATATTTTTCAAGCTCAGCTAAATGTTCCGGGCACTCATCAACCACCAGGTAACAATCCTGCTGGATCCAGCCAAGCTGCAGTTTGATACGGTCCAGGATCTCCAGTTTCTTGTAAGCATCCCAGAAGTTATAAATGCAGCCATTCAGACGCCTGTATTTTTTAAGCTCCGTCATGGTTGCCTGGTCAGCATTGTCTATGTATACATCTTTTGCAAATCCCCACTCCTTCCGGCAGCGTTCCAAAAATCCCACAAACTTTACAGCTGTATCGCTGGGAGCAATGGGATTTTCCAGTTCTGCATTGTTGTAAACCTTTTCTGCCAGCGTGATCAGCCGTCTGTCTTCTGTGATTCCCTGAAAGATCATTGAGATCGTATCTGGTGACTTGCTGGAATAAGCTGTATCCAGTCCGCAGGAAAACTTCTTCCAACGGATCCGGCCCGCCTTTACCTCTGCTCTTACCCAGGTGGCGGTGACAACATGCTTTTTTCGGTCAAAGTTTGGAAATACCAATCCGGTGGCTTTACCGCGAATCCCCAGAATTTTATTCTTCCAGATTTTCGTGCCTTTCGGTGTGTTAGCCAAGATCTTGTCCAGCTTTTCCTTTGGCAGACCCAGATTATGGGCAAAAGAAAAGAACCAATGCACCCAGCCGTGCTTTGGCTCTTCTTTCAATTCATCTTTGATTTCCTGTGGTGTTTCCTCTTCCCACTCTGGCAGAGGCCGGGAGCAGTTGATGTACTCTTTATACACCGGTAATGACGGATCATCCGGATTAAGCGTAGCCATGAGATAATCACAACGCATAGCCGCCTCTCGTACAAAGTCTATATCAGCTGTGTTGATCTCATCAATATACAGGCAGCCATACTGACCACCCAGAGCCTTCTGCCATTTCTTCTTGTCACCGTAGCCCATCACGTATATGACTTTATCACCACCGGAAGTATGGAACAGGATATGGGGGATCTTATCGTCCTTAGTCCCGTTGCCGTTGTACTCAACGAGGACACCAAAATCATCCATGATGCCAAGATCTTTGTTGATGATGTTCTTCTCAGCAGTACCGGTATCCTTGGCTGCTATGATGTGCAGCTTCTTGGGAGACTCTGCCACTTTCAGCATGAACTTAAACAGCCCTACTGTGGTTTTTCCGGCCGCTGTTGTCCCTTCCAGGAACTCTACCGGTGCATCACATCTGAGAAATGCTTTGTATTTATCTGATAACAACAAACGTTCTGCACTCACTATCCACCACCACGCATCTGCCGGATCAGGTCATCCAGCTTAGTCTGCTCTGCTTCCAATCCTGTAACTTCCAGCTTATCCTTAAACATGCCAAGATGCCGTCCCAGAAGCTCCAGAGCCTTTTCTTTATCATTTAACTTAAGCTCTATACCGTTCTTTCCTTCTTTGATCCCGGCAATAGCCTTGATCTGATTCTCCGACAGTTTACTGGTATCCGTCAGGATCACGTTTCCATGAGAGATCTGTACAAAGTCTGTAGCCTTGGCAAAGGCGATCGCAGCCAGTTCTTCAATCACGCGGTCCTGTGTGACCTCCGTCCGTTTCTGGCGCTCCTTCATGCGTTCTGAGATATAAGCTGCAACCTTAACATTTCTTAACAATCTTGTGGCTGCAGCTGCTGCAACTTCATCATTCTTCACTCTTGGATAAGCGACCTTGTAAGCCCGCGTGGCATTCAGGTCAATGAGATATTCATCTGCGAAAATCTTCTGTTTTTCTGTCATTTTGGGCTCACCTCGCTTTCGTCGGTTTTAGGTATAGAAAAGGAGCCACGTAGGTGACTCCATATTTAATATCTATAAATTTTTCTCTTCAAACATTTCAAAAGTAGCGTTTTTAGCATTCATAGTAAGAATGTCCTTTTTAAAGCTCAAATAGTCCAAGAGGTTAACTTTTTTATCAATTAATGCATCTAAATCCGTATCCGATAATGACAGCATAATTTTAGGTTGTTTCATATTTTTATTAATCAGATAGTTATTATATGCAATGCTAATATCTTCTGCGCTTGCCTTTCCTCTAGATAAAACAATTCCTAGTTTCGCTTCATTAGAAGACATAATATCAGATAGCTTATGAAAATATGTATTAGATGGAGTTTTTCCTTCTCCAGATTTTTTCATTTCATTTTTGCATTCTATAATAAAATACGGAGTTAATAACTGCATAATGGTTGGAAACGCTTTCGAACTATATAGAAAACGCATTGTACAGTCAAACTGATTTGTATAGGTACGGATCTCATTTGTACCACTTACTGTCTTTATCTGTTTAAACAAGTATAACGCAAGTTCTTCTAAAGCATCTCCTTGACTTTTACTCGTCTTAAATGGTCCATTAAGTGCTTTTTTTAATTCCCTTAATCTTTTATAAGCTGATTCCGAAGGCGCATAATATAGTTCAAATATAGCTTTAGGATTATTGGCCAACGTATCAGCTAGGGGAAAATTTATATCACCATCTAGCTTACTTTCCCTTTTTCTTATTTCGTCTTCTATCACACTTTCCGGTACATTAGGATTTTTTATTCTCTCATACACAACTCGGGTATTTTCAAATGAAATTTGAAATTCTTTTCCGCAATTATGACAATAGCCCATTGTTCCTAAAATATCTCTAAGTTCATCCGCATCAAATTCTCCATAAAAGAATTCGCATTCTTCATTTGCACATAATACTACATATCTTTTTTTTAAAATTTTTTCCTTTTCAGCAAATCCCATTATTGATTCGGCAACACTATACTTTACTTCCAATCTTGATGCAACTGTTGAAACAGAAATTGTCCTGGCTTCTCTATCCGGAAGAGTGGTAAGCCAAAAATCAAACGTATCAACAAAATGTTCATCAAATAAATTAGTAATTTTCAAAAATTCTCTGTAAAACATTTTGTATATCTACCTCCTCTGGATCATAATACATTTTGACTACACCTAAATTTTTAACTGATGTGAATTGCACCGTAAATGGTCCTAAGTATCTTCTAATTCTGTTATAACATAAATGAAGGACTTTACACTCTTTTGTATTTAATACTGATTTTTTTCCATCAAAAAAAGTATCACTACACTGTAAAGGTCTCTGACCCGTAGATGCCGTATCTATCCTTGTCATCTGCAATATGTCATCTGATGAAATTTTAATTAAATATGCTTCTCGATCTTCCTTAAAAATTTTTTCCATATTTCCATTAATAGAAATAAATTTTTCAAGAAAAATATCCATATCTACTTCTGCCTTTGACTTATTAGCCTCTTTTAAATTCAACTTCTCAAATATCTGATTGATAAAACTATTCCTCATAGTTTTCATAGAATTTATTTTTTCCTGTATATCAGCCGGCGTAAAAGAATATTTCAAATATAACTTATACATCATCTGTCCCCACTTGCTTACAGGATTAATATCAGCATTCTGCATTTTAAAAGTTTTCATTAAGCTATTAATCAAATCCATTGATTTATCTAATGGTTTAAATCGGTTTTCCTTATGTATTATGTCATCCTCACAGCATACATAAAGTGTTGTTTTAGGCTTATATCGCGCCACAATAAAACCTTGGTCAACATAAATATCAATATAAATCGGATATATGATTCTATCTCCTTTTTCAAATTCAACGTTTCCTTCCAATAGAATTCCTGAAAAAAGTAATGAAATAACGGAGATTTTTTCTTGTTGTGCGTAGTCAATCTTATAATTCACCAATTCAAATCGCTCTGTATTCTTGTATGACAAAACATTTTGTTGAGGGCATTGCTCATATCTATTTTGCATAATTATGTCAACATTATTCAAAATCTCCTCAGGAATATAAACTTTTTTAATACAAAATTCTTTACTACCTGATTTTATTGTATCCAGAAGCCATTCATAAGTTTCTTTATAGGTTTTAGTAGATTCATCATCACCTGCATATGCCACTACTTGACTAAGTAAGTCTGATTTTATCTCACTCACTGGCATTTTATGCTCATAGCAAAAATTCTTTAACCTGTAACTATGAATATAATCATCTGATAAACATTTCGCTACTTTTATCATATCGTACTCTCCAATTTGACATTTTTTTACATTATACCACATACCAAATTGGAAATATATAACAAAGCCCTATTTCTTGTATCTATACAATAGAACACATGTTCTGTTTTGTCAATATCAATACAACAAAAAGACACCCTCTTTCAAGGATGCCTTTCATGCTACCTGGAATGTCCGGGTGGAGATCCCTAAACCAGGCAAATCGGAACGGAAGGACTCGAACCTTCGACACGCTAGCTTTAAGATCAACTGCTCTACCTCTGAGCTACGTTCCAAGGGAGAGGCAACAAGCTTTCGCCTGCTGCCTGGTGGGGTTCGACGCAAGCCGCCGGCCGTATGCCTTTGGCTTCATGGTACACTATAACACTTCTAATCGTGACATGTGTGACATTTGGGACAAAATTATATTATATCTCCATAAACCTTTGATACTCTTTCTTTACGCTCAACTCTGTCGTCTTACGTCCCATTCTCTCTGCGACTTCACTCCAGGTAAGCTCTTCAAAGATCTTATACCTGATAATGCGCTGCATTCTCTGCGGTATCGTGTTCAGCCATGCTTCCACATCATGTTTGATCCGTTCCGCAGTCTGCAACCGCTCTTTCAGGATCTCTTCCAGCCGGTCCAGCTCATCAGGATCCTTTACTACAGGATATGCCAGACCTTCGATATGAAACGTCTGTGGTGTGTAAGGGAACTCATGTGAAGACCCTTTCACTGCATCCTGCTCAATCCTCTTCCTGGTTTTCTTAAGCTTCAGGATTTCCCTTTTGGTATCTTCCACCTGGGCGCATGCATCTATGTACTGCACCAATATCTGCTTGTCCAACGGTATCACCTCCCATTCTGCTTATCGTCTTTTACCTCATACCTTACCCCGTACTTTTCGTAGGTTTCCTTGCAGTATTTCCGGATGTCTGCGTTCTCATCATCGCAGATCCTGTTTACTTCCTTCACAACAGCCTCAGAGAACTGGAGGAGCTTGGAGCGATGGTCATTCTCATCCTGCACTTCCTTCCAGTGGAATTTCTCACACAGGATCCGGGCTGGCACCGATAGCAGAAGGCCAAGGACTTTCTTCATGCGCTCCTCTTCTGTTTCCCCGGATACAGCTTCCGTACGTTTCTTCCACTCTTCGTCAATGACTTTGTCCAGATATTGCTTCTGCTCTTTTACCGCCTGACGTTTGATCTCTTCGATCTGGGCTGCTGTATACTGATATACCGCCTGCTTACATCCTGTCAGCTTTTCCAGGCGCCGTCTCTCTGCCCTAGTCATTTATCTTACCCCTCAGCTCCGGATCCACGCAGAGGCTTGTCCCCGCATAGGCTGGCATCCTGGCTGACCAGGTTGTAGGCTTCGGCCCGTTAATAATCTCATGGTCTGATGCGGCTATGGCACTTTTTCTTTGCAGCTGGTTTGCCTTTCTCTGGGCATCTGACTTTACTAATCCCATTCTTTATGTCCTCTCCCTTCTTGCGCATGGCAGCTATCACGTATTCCACGTTGGGATTTACTCGTTTCCACATTACGATAGTCTCCTACAATTTACGCACTGCTTTCGCTCTCTTTTTAAAGCGTTCTAGTTTCTCTTGCATTTGCTTAAAATCAACTCCCAGTCCCATTTCTCCCGCACATTGAACTACGTCGGTATACTCTTCTATAACAGCTGCACAAGCCTCTGGTAACGTTACTGGAGTAGGATTATCATCGCGTAAAATCCGTGCCGCTTTTAATGCTGCCTGTGCAAGTTCAGCCGACTCTTCTGCCAGTTGCTCCAGCATCGCTGCACTTCCAATTGCTTCAATCATCATTTTATATACCATCCTCTAAATTTCAGTTTACCTATCGAACATACTCATCTGTCCGGGTATGTCGTTGCTCTGCATCCACCATAAATATACTTCCTCTCCACACGTCCACTTTGTGTTCTTTCCTCGAAATCTCCTCATTTCAAGCATCCGATCAAATGCTCTTATATACGCAGTTTTATATTTAGGGAAATCATATATTTCCCGTTCTCTCTGACATTTTTTTGCCAGAGGACAGGCTATACACCCAAGTCTATCATATCCCCAGGAATACATCTCACAAACCGGTATATTTTCGCCATTGATAACGTTCCATATATCCACTGCTTTCCAGTCAATAATTGGATTAACTACAGTTTTAGCTTTCATCTGGCAGTTTTCAAATAACCGTCTCGTATCGTCATTGTCCGTTATAAGCATTTTTTCATCAGAAACACCTATGCTTTTATTCGCTGTCTTTCCGAGAACTTCAAATGCACTCCTACTGCTTCTCGCCGAGCTTTCTTCCCATCTAACACCAGTGGCAATCATCCGGTTCGCATTTCCACCTTCTTTCAATTCTGAACAGCAATACCGAACAACCCTCGTTGGTGGCATCAGCTTCATAGGAATCAAATTCCACATCGTCACTCGCTGTCCGTTTCCCTTATCATGATAATCTACAGTACACTTAACACCTTTCAATTCTAATCTTCTGAATGTTTCTCTTATATGGTAGACCGTAGGTGGCGCATCTACTGTGGTATGTGAATTATGAACCTCAAACGGTATTCCGCTTTGTTCAAACACCCACAGTAATGCGTCCGAATCTTTTCCTCCCGAATACTCGCAAACAAGCGGTTTCCCATAATGTGATATGGACATTTCACTTGCCAATCTCACACGATCTATTGATCTCTTAATAAAATCTTCCAACACACCTTGCTCCTTTGCTAAATCTTAATTTTCATCTTCTAATGCTGAATTAATTGCATCGCTTAAATCTTTAAAGCAATTTTTACATAAACGAATACGTCGATGTGATATGCCAAGTTCACTGGTTACTAAAAAATTTTTATCTCCGCAGTTTTCACAGCAATCCACTTTATTTATCTGGATCCTAGATATACTGTTTTGTGGCTCTTCTTTTTTTAGCTTCTTAGCTATCCAATTCATAATCTTAATATACAAATAGCTCAATCAATATCTCCAGAATCGTCATCATTCCAATATATTGAAAAGCTTGCAACATGCATTTTTACTATTTTTTCATATCCTGCAGCTTCTTCTTCAGAAAGCTCTTTGTTTACAATGGAAGGATGTTCAAGTTGGGTAATTCCGTATTTATTACGGATTTGCTCACGTGTCATAAAAAGCTCCTTATATTAGCGATGATACCAAACCATCTTACCATAAGCCCTCTTTTGTGCAGTTCCAGTGCCTCATCTATTGCAATTTGTTTTATGATCATTGCCCTTCTCCTTTTTATTCAACGGACACCATCTCGGTGCGGTTTTAATAGTTAATTTATCATCATGTCTTTCTGTTCTGCAGATTATAGGATGAGGCTCACATTCACTCCGTGCAAACTTGGCTTCATCATGAAGGCAGTAATAACGCCCTGGCCTTCCGTTCATGTCATAAAATTTTTTATAGCTGCAGTCTTTACAGTTCATTTCTTTTCCCCTTTCTGTATCTCTTTCAGCTTTTCAATTAAAGTTGTCCGGTTTGCCCGGCAGTCCCTAAAGAACTTTCTAGGCTCCAGAAGATACTCCTCATTTGCTCCATACCCTTCCTTGTACCTCATGGCAACATCAGCTTTCCAGTCATAGAGCATGGAGTGATACGTCTTGATAACGAAGCTTGTCCCATCTGGAAGATCATACCGGTAATACCGCTCACCGGTCTCCTGGTTATCGATCCAGAGTGTCCAGGTTTCATACGCATCAATAAAAGCTGCTCTCTGGTCATTGTTCCTAAGCGGTGGAAGCTCTGGCTGCTTCGGTCTATCCTTTTTCTCTTCCAAATCTTCCAGCTCACACAGCATGGAAGCCAAAGCACCTACTTCCAGCTTTTGCATTCTGATATGCTCATCTGACTTATCAATGCCGGGAGTTCCCAGACATTTGCTAAGAAGCTGCTTCTTTCTCTCCAGTAACTCCCTCAAAAGCTCTATATCTGTACGCTCTTTCACTTCATTTTCGGGAGCTTCGATATCCATTTGCGACGTCGCAATCTCCGCATCTTCCTCTTCCACCAATTCCGTAATCGGTATTTCCTGGCTAATAGGCTTACCTGCCACCGGCTGGACCATATTTTCATCCTCTTCCACATCAAACAGCTCCGCCGTTGATGCTTCAAAGCTTTCCGCCCTCTCTTCCGGCATAACCCCAGGGATATCTTTTAACTCTGTCTGCCCAGGTATCTCTATGTAAGGGACTTCCTTTGGTCTTGCCATGCTCCGGATCTCCCGGACGGTCATATCCGGTGTGACCTGCTCCAGCTGCTCGTCACTCATGCCAAGCATCTCCTGCAGCTGGCTCTTGCTGAAGTCCTTAAACCTATCATCTATGAGCGGACTGTTACCTCCCCTGGAAAACCTTGTGTTCCTGGTGATGTATCTGGATGTGGCAGAGGCACTGAGACCAAACCTGTCCATGGCATACTCATTAATGTTCTTATATCCTGCTTCCAGGTACAGCTCATTATCTCTGATATGTTTAAGGTAAAATCCCGTTGCGATCACACTGCGAACTGCTGACTGCAGGTTGGACCGGATAAATACCTCTGCATCTTCCAGAGATACATTCTGGTACCATTCCTCTACCTCACCGGTCAAAACCTTCTGATCCACTGCAAGGATCTCTGTTTTGTTCTTCTCTGTCTCCACTGTTATCTTCCCTCCCCCGTAAGCTGGCTGCGTACTCTCTCCAAGGCGATCGCATCATAGTCCGTATCACTCTGGGTAAAGTTATGAAAACGGTTCTTAGGACCTGTTTTAGGCGTATCCTGCGGTCTTGCTGAATCCTGTGTCCTGCTCAGCCAGCCATTAATGAATTTATCAATGCCTCTGGCTGTCTTCCTGTTTTTCGGATGCGAGTCAAGCCAGCCGATCATCTTCCGGAATTCCTGGTCCACATCAACAGCCGGATAAAGCTGTCCGTACTTCTCTACAGAATCCCTTGATACCGGATAAAAGCTTCCGTCAAGTAACTGCAGCTCATACACGGTATCCGGGCAAGGACTGCTTTGCAGCTCCGCGCCTATCATTTTATTTTTTTTACTTTTATTTACTTTACTTTCCTTTATGTCATTTTTCCGGGAAGAATCGTTATTCTTCCGGGAATTATCCTCATTTTTCC